TTATTTTTGAGATTTTCAATGCCGCTTCAAAACAAAGAAGCAATGCAAAGAAAGCAGAGGTACTTCAAAAGTATGCTCATCCTGCACTGAAAGCATTGTTTATTTGGAACTTTGACGAAACAATCACATCAGCACTTCCTCCTGGTGATGTTCCATATTCTGCTGTTAATGAAATGGACTCATTCAAAGGAACTTTGAGTGAGAAGATTGCTGATGCAGTTGAAAAAATGGAAGAACTCGGTTCTAGTTCACTTGGATCACAAGATCAGGGACGTTCTTCTATTCGTAAAGAATATTCTAAGTTTTATAACTTCATCAAAGGTGGAAATGATGGACTAAGTTCTCTTCGTAGAGAAACAATGTTCATTAACCTACTTCAAGGTCTTCATCCACTTGAAGCAGAAATTATCTGTTTGGTAAAGGATAAGAAACTTGAAACAAAGTATAAAATCACAAAAGAAATTGTTTCTGAAGCATATCCTGATATTATCTGGGGAGGTCGTTCCTGAATATGAGTCAACATAATGATGTAATTGAGAGAGAAAAAACCACAAAAAAGCATATGGATCATTGGACACCAGCAGAGAAGGAAACTTGTAAGTCACGATACGGTTGTGATATTCTGATCGAGAATGGTTCATATGCTGATGTGTGTACAAAAGATGCACCGAATGATGCATACATTATCAAGTATCTTGTAGATGATAAGATCTGTTTTGATTTAACCAGAGGTGGGCGTATCAAACTATTTGATATGTACTGGGATAAGTTTCGTGGTAATCTGAAGAGTATTGACTTCGGACATGGTAGAGTCAATCCAAAACTCTGGGGATATCAAGCACCCCAAAAGAAAAAGCGGAAGTGATTTCCCAGATCGGGGGAAAATTTTCCGGCAAAATTTTTGATTCTTAAAGTTTTCTAAAACTGTATAAAAAATTACAAAATATTGTTGATAAATACGATCAACAAGGGTATAATACCCTTACGTTCATTCGCTGTTTTCGAATAGCGAACGGAAGTAAGCCGACTCGGAACGAAGCCGTTCATCTATGGAAGCACTTTTCTTAACTTGCTTACAGGCACAGTTTTTGATTGGTAAAGTTAATATCAACCAAACACTGACTTCTCAACAAAAGAATGATATTGTTTGGGAGATTAAGCAAGTTACAAAGAAAGGTTGTTTCGTAGACGCAAAAGCCGACTGAAGGAACGCTCTTTAACCTAAAAAACTAAGGAGAACCCTAATGTCAAAAGTAGTTTATCGCGGTGTAGAATACGATACGCAAAAGCGTTTAGAGTATCAACAGCAGATGATGCAACAACCCCAACAATACAACGAAACCTATCGTGGTGTTAAGTTTGTAAAGGAGGGGCACAAATGAAAAAACTCAACGTACTTCAACTCATCAAAGAGCAGAAGCAAAAAGAGAATCGTCGTCACCAAGCACTGCTTGTAAATGCAGGAGCAAAGTAATGGCACAGTTCATAGTCTCATCCACTGCGGCAATTGCTTTAATAACCGTATTTTTATCAATGTATGTTCAGTGGTTAGATAAATGAGACCAGGAGGGGAAACCCTCTTTTTTTAATAAATATCTAAAAAGATTAAAAAATGAAAACGTATAAGCAATTCATTAGTATTTGCGAACAAGTATCTGCTTATGGGCAATTGAGATACGGTTCAACTCCCGCAAAGGCAACAGATAAGTCTGTTTCTTCTGCTGTTAATAGGGCATTATTAAATCCTAATGTGCCGCAAAGTGCTTCATCCGAAAAAGGTAAAACTGGTGTAACTGGTTCTGGTGATATTCAATATTCTGGTCGTTTTGGTAGTCGTCCAAAACCACAATCAACTGCAACTAAACCAGAATTGCCTACTCCACGTCCCCCTAGTGCAACAAGATTACCTACTCCACGTCCCCCTAGTGCAACAAATAGTGTAACAAGATTGCCTAATACTCCAAGTACACCAAGAATAAAAGTTTGGGCAGCGAATCCTATTACCACTACTGGTCCTAACGCTGATGGTACTCCTGGTACTACTACTATTACTCGTAATGTTTGGAGAGACGCACCAAGAAGACCACTAGACTATCGCCCACCAATGCCAGCAATGCCAGGTAGTAATGGTATTAGAGTAACTCGTGTTCCTCCTTCGCAACAGGTAAGCGCCCCTATCACAACAACTCCTGTTCCTTCGCCTGCCCCTATCCCAGTAACTCGTGTTCCTCCTTCGCAACAGGTAAGCGCCCCTATCACAACAACTCCTGTTCCTTCGCCTGCCCCTATCACAGTAACTCGTTCTAACGCTATGTCGCGTACTCGAACTCGTGGTAACTAGGTATAAACTAGTAGGCATAAATTTTTGTTAAGTATCCCTGACAATTATCATAGATAGTAGTAGAATAATGAGGTCATACAAATGAGCGAAAATTCTTTGCTATGATATTCTTTGTGCGTGGAGGTCATTATGCACAATTTAATTTCTTTCAATCAATTGGCTGGATGGAAAAGTTTAGAAAACACAATTGATAAATTTACAGAACAAAATGAATTAATGAATGATTATTTCAATTGTTTAATTGAATGTGATGAAAATCAACAGAGTTGTAAAAGGATATGTCGGGATATATTGAGTAACTTGTGATGTAATTGGGAGGGGTTGATCCCCTCCTTTTTTTATGGTAAAATGAATCGAGAGAATATTATCTTATGGACAAAGACAAACTCAAACTCATCGTCCGTAACCTGGAACTCTTAGTTGATTCTTTGAAAGCAGAAGTGTATTCTGATACTCAAAGTTACTTGAACTATGAGGAAGTAAAGAAAGGATTACGACACGATTACGACGAAATTTTTGAAGATGATGATGGATACCCCGATTAGTAGAGCAAAAAAACTTGTTAAACTTCTAGAACGATTGGTTAAACAAGAGCATCTCTACACTGCTGAAAAAATTGTAGAGATGAAGGGGCAACTGCGGGTGGTAAAGGAAGAACTCGCACAAATAGAAGGAAAACTTTCAAAAGGATTTGGTAAGAAATGACTGTAAAACTTATTTCGGTAACGCCTGATGCAGAAAAAACAATGGCGTATGTTGCACGAGTTAGCAATCCTGCGAATCAAGACAACGAAAACTATGCCAAGTTGCTTGCTTATTGTATTAAGCATAATCATTGGTCTGTTTTTGAACAGGCTTTTATGACTCTTGAAATTGAAACGAATCGTGGTATCGCGGCTCAGATTTTGCGTCACCGTTCATTTACATATCAAGAATTTTCACAACGATATGCTGATACTAATCTTCTGACAGAATATATTCCTGTTCCAGAACTTCGTCGTCAGGATACAAAGAATCGTCAGAACTCCACAGATGATCTTGAAGGTTATTTGAAGTTGAAGTTGCAGGCAGAGATCCAAGAGCATTTTCACGCCGCTAACAACCTCTACAAGCGCCTTCTAGGGTACGGGGTGGCAAAAGAGTGTGCAAGGTTTGTATTGCCCCTAGCAACGCCTACACGCATCTATATGTCCGGTTCTTGCAGGTCATGGATTCATTATATCAATCTTCGTTCTGCAAATGGAACTCAAAAAGAACATATGGACATTGCTCTCGAATGTAAAAAAGTATTTTCCGAACAGTTTCCAACAGTAGCAGAAGCTCTTGAGTGGATCTAAATAAATTATCTTGATTTCGTAACTTTATGCCTGTATATCCTGTTATTCATAAGACCACTGGTGAACAGAAAGAAGTGGAAATGAGTATCCACGACTGGGATCAGTGGAAGATTGACAATCCTGATTGGATCCGCGATTGGTCTGATCCTTCAACTTGCCCTTCTCCTGGTGAGGTTGGTGAGTGGAAGGACAAACTTGTCGCAAAGAATCCTGGATGGAACGACATTCTTCACAAAGCATCAAAAGCACCTGGATCAAAAGTAAAGAAAATCTAGTATGGCAAGAAGAAAAAGAGGCAACATTGACCAACCTATCGGTGTTGGTCTAACTGCGAAACAAATGAAGCGCAGGAAACCATTAAGTTCTGATTATCTGATTGATATTGAACCTCTTACTGATAATCAAAGGAAACTTTTTGATTCATATTCAGAAGGTAAACATTTAGTTGCATACGGATGTGCTGGTACGGGCAAAACTTTTATCACACTTTACAATGCTCTTCAAGATGTTCTAGATGAGCAATCTCCATATGGAAGAATCTATCTTGTACGTTCACTAGTTGCCACGAGAGAGATTGGTTTCCTGCCTGGCACACACGATGACAAGGCAGATATTTACCAGATTCCTTATAAGAATATGGTGAAGTATATGTTCCAGATGCCTTCTGATGCAGACTTTGAGATGCTCTACGGAAATCTCAAATCACAGGAAACCATCAAGTTCTGGTCTACTTCATTCCTTCGTGGAACAACTTTGGATAATTCAATCATCATTGTTGATGAATTCCAAAACCTTAATTTCCACGAACTTGATTCTATCATTACTCGTGTTGGTGAAAATACCAAAATTTGTTTCTGTGGTGATGCATCACAATCTGATTTACAAAAAACAAATGAACGCAATGGTATCGTTGACTTTATGACTGTGTTGCGTAAAATGCCTTCGTTTGATATAATTGAGTTTGGTGTAGATGATATTGTTCGTTCTGGACTTGTCAAAGAATACATTATGGCAAAAATGGAAGCAGGTTTTTAATGTTTGATCACGTTGAATTGAATCTCCCAAAACTTGAACGGGAAACTATAGATGGTGTTCGTTATTATTCTGTACCCGATGAAGATGAACTTCTAAGACTGGTCTCCATTACTTCGGTGACCAGTCATTTTAATAAAGAAATCTTTGTTAACTGGCGCAAAAAAGTTGGTAATGAAGAAGCAGAACGTATCACAAAAGCGGCAACAAGTCGTGGAACTGATATGCACACGCTTGTAGAGCATCATCTTAAAAATGAAGAGTTACCAAAAGTTCAACCTCTATCAGATTTTCTCTTTAAAATCTCCAAAACAGAACTTAACCGTATAAATAATATTTACGCCCTTGAAGGGTCCCTATATAGTAAGCAATTAGGAATTGCTGGGACAGTTGATTGTATTGCCGAATATGACGGCGAGTTAGCGATAATCGACTTTAAGACTTCTAAAAAACCAAAACCACGAGAGTGGATTGAACATTATTTTGTTCAATGTATGGCATACGGATGTATGTTATATGAACTGACAGGATTGTCTGTTAAAAAACTTGTAATCATTATGGCTTGCGAAAATGGAGAATGCGTTGTTTATGAAGAAAGAGACAAATCAAAGTACATCAAACTACTCAGCAAATACATTAGAAAGTTTGTTAGAGATAAACTGGAACTCTATGGAACCAAATAAAGAACTAGAACAGGCAATAGAAAGTAAATTTCTAACACCATCAAAATTTGCTCTTGAAATAGAGAAAATTGTAGCAGAAGAAAACTTCAATTATATTGATGCAATTGTTCATTATTGCGAAATCAATAGTCTTGAGGTAGAATCAGTCACAAAACTCATTTCAAAACCATTGAAAGAGCGATTAAAGTGGGACGCAACTCGTCTTAACTTTATGAAGAAAACTTCGAGAGCAAAACTGCCTTTATGATCGTGACACCTTTTGAAACTTATCAACATTATCTGTCACTCAAAAATCATTTCACAAACCCAAAATACGACTTCTTTAAATACGGTGCGAAGACTCGTGCCAGTATGACTTCCTTCAATAAAAGAAAGGATAAATACTGGTTCGAAAAGACTTCGAGAAAGTATAATGATAAAGAAGTCGTAGACTTTTTAGTATCAAACTTTGTAGCAGCAGACACACCTGGCAACTTATGGATTGGAGAGATTATCAATTCTGGCGAAAGGACCTACGCAGATTGG